ACATTATTAATAGGAGCAGTCTATGATACAGATATATTGCCTATATTTGGCCCAGAAGTAGTTTCCACGTTCTTAACTTGGTTTGGAATTGTCGCTGGCGTAGCATTATAAGTTTCTGAAAATAGTCCTGATATTGGTCCGTATTCGGTATCATTATTGCAATATCCATTTATTGCTGCAACTTTAAAGTAATATTTAGTTCCGTTAATAAGTCCCGTTATCGTATAACTTGTAGCAGAAGAAGATGTGATAACTTGATTATTCCATGGTGCTGAACCTGTTGTATTATACCGAATAATATATTTTGTTATTGCGCTTCCACCATTATCGCTAGGTGCAGTCCATGTTAGTGGAACTTGGCTTGGTTGATTGGATGTTCCGTTTAGAGATGTAGGTGTGCCACATGGTTGAACAACAAACGTTGCATGCGTTTGAATACCACCATATATATTATTACTACCTCCTGGGGGTGCCGGTATAATAAATTGCGGCGGTAGCGAACCATTTGTAACATACTCATTAGTATATGTTTGACTACTATAAAATAATATTAGTAGTGATTGACCTATAAAAAATCTTCCAGGAAACCCTGAAACATCAACAATCGAATTTAATTGACTTGCAGTGATAGTCGCCGTTCCCCCACCTGGGTAAAATGAGCCATATATGGGAAGAGCATAGTTTGTATTAAATGACATCCAAAAACATATAGAATTATATCCCATACCCCCTGATGGGTATGGATTAATTTGGGTATTTCCACTAATACTAACACTTGGTGTATTATTTGTTGCAGCAATTAAACTACAACCTATATCACCTGAACTATAGCCACTTGTAAAAGAAGATGCATTTAGCGAAAATGCCATACTTTAATGCGATTCTTTAATGTGATACTTTAACCTGAAAGTTAGTAATAATACTATATTGTATTGATATAATATTATTAAATTTTGAATAATTTTGCAAGCATATAATATGCTTATTAAGGTCTTAAGCGTGGATTTACGCACACTTCTCTAGTGGGAAATATTTCACCCGACATGCATTTGGTGCTTTCGCCTACTTCGATGCAGCTTCTAAATCCGCGATCTTCACCAATATAACAATATCCCGATTTTGGTCCGGGGATTCGATTTGGATCATTTGCGGCAGGTTTCTGTTGATTTTTTTGCGCATATTCTAAAGCTTGTTGTATGGATTTTAATTTGGCTTGTTCGCGACTTTGTTCTTCTTGATACTTAGCCGGTTGTGTAGCAGGCGGTCGCGCAGAGTCGCCTACGTTTTGAAGAGGCGTTTGTCGCTGGTTGGGTTGAATTGGGATTGGTTTTATATTATTAGTCGGCCGTGTTGGCCGTGTTGGCTGTGTTGGTTGTGTTGGTTGTTGGTATGTATTAGTAGGAACAGGTTGCGTAGGTGTAGGTGTTGCGGTTGATACAGGCGCAGTTCCTACATTTTGATCAAGTTGAGAAATAGAATTTGTTCCAGTTGCAGATTTTTGTCCATTTGTTGTTCTATCTGCTCTTGGTATATAATTCATTAATCCGATAGAAACAAGCAATGGATTAATATATGGCCCCATGGCATTTGTGTACCAGGCAGTTATTTTTTCTAAATATCCAGTAAAATATAACCCAAATGAAATAATAATAGAAAAAACAATAACAACCCTAAATACAAACCATGCAGTAGAAGATGGGGCATCGTTGGTTTCCGAAGATGCTGTGGCGTCCGAGTCTTTTTTTGACTTAGACGAGGAGAAAGAAATGGGGAAAGATGCATCATTGGTTTTATCTTCGTCGTTTGCAGCGTTATAGTCTTCGCCAGGTTTTGTAAAACTAGAGCGTGAAGGAGAACCGGATAATGATGTTGAAAGTTTATTTAAAATACCGGAAAATGCTGATGGTTTTTCAGGAGTTGCCTCCGCGGGTTTGTCTACATCAGACTCACCTTCACCGCCATATAATGATTTTAAAAATGAAGAACGTTTAGGTTTATTCGAACGTGAATTTTTTTTTGTCATATTAATATTACTATATAGCTATAAAATATTTTGCTATAAAATATTTTATAATACTATTTTATAACATAATAACCCAATATATACTGCCTTATCTTAATAGCATGAATACATTTATAGTCTCAGCAGCATTATTAGTGGCAGTCGATGCAGTATATTTATACATTATAGGAAAACCTGTTTTTGAAAAAGCAGTTTATGCAATACAGAAAACGAAACTTGATGTAAGTATGCCACCAGCGGTTTTTACGTATGTGTTGATGGCGGTTATTCTTAACTATTTTATTATATCTGTAAACAAGTCTCCATTTGATGCGTTTATTCTTGGATTTTGCACATATGGTATTTTTGATTTCACCAATTTAGCAATATTCAAAAACTATAATTTTAAAACCGCGATTATCGATACACTATGGGGTGCAATATTGTTTTTTGTTGTTACTTTTATTACCTATAAACTGAAGAAGATGTTTTGAGCACACCCAGCCCTCCCAGTCTTCACGCCATAATATCCCTCCCATATTATTTAATTATAATCATCGTCGGTTTCGCGCATTCCAAATTCATATTTATTCAATAACTGCATTTTATCTATCGACTTTTCAATACTTGATTTTTTAATATCCACCATTAAGTAGTCAACATTTGGACCGATTTCATTTTTTTTAATTTGTTTATATACTGCATTTATTTTTTTAACAACGATTTCGACTCCTTCTTTGTCTTTTATAATTTCTATTTTTTCATCATATTTTTCGGTTAAAATAGAAATAGCATAGTAAATCAAATAACGCCTCCTTTTTTTAACACCCGGGGTGTATTTTAAACAATATAGTTTCAAAATACTATGAATAATTTTTATTTTCATTTTATTATTTGATTTTTCAGCGTAGTTTGTAATTATTTCCCACAGAATCCATATTGGGTCCATCTGGTATTTATCGTCGACGTGAATATTACTTCTTCGCTCGCATAAACACACCCCCTTTTTATTTGCACATATTTTTTGAAACTCCATCACCCATTCTAACCAAAAACATGCTTGCAAACTATTCTTCGAGTCCTGCGAAACATGATATGCAAATTCATTGATTGCGATAAATAACTCTTTAGGGTCATCTTTGCGATATACTACTTGTGCAAATGAAACCGAAGGTGCCTTTAATTTATTCGTCATTTGTGTTATGTCATATTCTTCTTGTTTGTTTATTTTGATACCCTGGAAGCTATGTTTTTTATTACTAAAACATAAGATACATATGACTTCAGCAAATAGTGCTCTTATTTTTGGACTATTACGTAGGCGTAGCATATCATCTTGATAACCCGACGATAGAATAGTTTTGAAATTTTCATAACGTAACTCAACATATATTGCAAGACGTGGATTTGCTAAATGAATATGTTTTCCTAAAAATGTTAGAATAATATCCCATAGGTCGAGAAACTGACCTGCACAAATAAGTTCGGCGCTCCAGTTACATGCGTGTTCTATTTTACTATTGAGTATACTATTTAGTAGTTCTTTTCTTACATCTGTTTTTTTATATTTTGAAAATGATTCTCCTTTGAATTCTGAAATAGTTCGTATATCATTAATTTGATATTCGCCTTCCATTATATTACTTTTTTATAAAAAAATATAATAATAATACATATAAATATTATATACATAAACAACTAACCGATTAAACGACTAAACGATGACTATTTTTGATACTATAATTAATAAAATAAATACAACATCAAATTGGATAATTATATCTATTTTTATTATTATACTAGTATCATTTGTATATATTTATCGTCTATTTTTTATAGAAGCGAATAAAGTGCCTGCTAGCAAGATACCAGAATATAAAAAAGAAGGGTTTACTATAAATAAAGATATTACGATTGCGGATGTGAACGATATAGACATGAGGGCAACCGATGACGCAGGTAATGACAACCAGTCATTTAATGAGTTTTATGCAACAATATATCAAGATTTATTTTACAGAAATTTGGTAGATGATTATGAAGTTGGTATTATTCTAAATAAAATAAATCCTGTTCGTGAAACAGATGCACTTGTTATTGGTTCTAAAACGGGTAAACACGTAGACACACTTGCAAAAAAGGGTTATAACGCTTGTGGACTAGAGAATTCGAAAGATATGATTATTAATGCAATGAATCAATACCCCGGAAATAGATATGTTTTAGGAAATGGAATAAATCAACTGGTTTTTGAACCAGAGCAGTTTACGCTAATATCTATTCTTGATTTTACGATATATAGTATAAGAGAAAGACGGACAATATTTGAAAATGCATATCGCTGGTTAGCGCCAGGCGGATACTTGGCGCTTCATTTAATAAATGTCGGTGGATATTATGATTCACAAGTAATGACTGCAAAAGAAAGACGATTCTCACCTACTATTTCGAAATTTCTTGATAGAAAACCGCTAATAAATATAATGGGTAATAATGACATGGTAGTAGGCAACTATATATATAAATCAAACATTCGCATGAATACATATGATCCCGATATGATTGAAATGTATGAAGTATTTACAAATAAGAAAACTGGTAAGAAATATAATAAAACAACAAATTTTTATACACCTGATCAGAGTATTATTTTAAGTGAGGCAAAAGATTGCGGATTCAATATGCTTTCGCAATATAACTTAATGTCGAATAATAAACCATACCAGTTTTTGTATATATTGTATAAGCCAGCGAATTAGGTATACAAATATGCAAATTAGTAATACTATGTGTAAAATAACAATAATAAATTATTATTATTCTTGTTATTGTTATTGTTATTGTTATTGTTATTATTATTGTTATTGTTATTGTTATATAATTTATTTACCTCACACATATTACCTGACATATATTACCTGACATATTTGCTCGACTTGGAAAATGAATCGACAATAAATATAATAAATATACCTAAAAAGGCATATAATATCAAATCTTCTAAAATTGAATTCGTTTTATAGTCTTGTTGTTCTTCTAGGATATCAATAATATAGTTTAATTTTTCAACAAGTTCATTCTTAGGAAGAGGTGATGTAAACGATGAGTCAACAATATTATCAGAACCAAGTCCAATTCCAATTCCGTATCCTTTATTTGCTCCTGGCATAAATTGATTATAGTATTGATTTGCATAGTTGCTTTGCAATGAGTCATACATTTTATTTGATATTGGGTTGCCGTTTGTAGTTGGAATATCCTTTAAATAAGTTGTATCGTCGTTATTTTGGTCATTATTTTTGTCATTATTCTGGTTACTACTTACACCTAAATAATTTGGAGACGTATTGCCTATGTTGTCTTCATTCTCTTTGTAGTTATTATTCTCGTTATCATCATCGCTATCAGATGCTTCATCCATTGATTTCAAAAGTGCCGAAAGTTTTGACTGATTTGGAACATTTTGTTTCTGTTTTATAGTTTTTCTATAATTATTTTTATACTTTGCATTGCTATTATTGTTGTTGTTATTACTACTATTGTTGTTAGTATTTTTATTCATTTCTAAATTATTTCTACTCATATACAATGCTTTAGAATTTTGAATCGTTGTTCCACTTGCATCATCTTCATTATACGATGAAGCAGATAGTGCTAAAGGTAATGTCATTCCTATAAAAAAATGAGATATTATTTTAAAAAAAAAACGGAAATTAACAACTATTAACAAATAACAAATAACAAATAACAAATAACAAATAACAAATAACAAATAACAAATAACAATACTATTTTACCTCCCTGTCCAAACTTTTATTATAGGAAGATTTATTTTACCTTTGTATCTCATATATTCATCGTATGTAATTCCCCATCTGCAATATTTTTCTATATCTCCTAATAAAGATTGATGTTTGTTTTTATTTTTATAATAAGAACCACCTCCGTAGTTTTTATATATTAATAAAATCAATAATAAGAATTTTATTTGTTATATAAAATTTTCGTATACATCGATAACATTCTTTCCAGTATTCATTTGTTTTAGCATTATTTACATGTCGTAATATTATAAAACCGGTTTCATTACTTAAGGTTGTTGGTGTTGTTGAGGTTGCTGAGGTGGTTGGCGTTGTTGGTGTTGTTGGTGTTGTTGTTTGTTCTAGGTTTGTATTACGAAATTCTAATAAGGGACTAGGAATTACTGAAAATGAAGGCAAACATTGTTTTTATTAAAAAAAAATGTATTCATAATAAGAAATAATAATAATAAGTATTATTTATATTTTATTTCTAAATATATATTAATAAATGACTTGTATATTTTTTTATTCTATTTTAATACTTATTCTACTAAGTATTTTTGTTCCTTCGATATATAATTATGCATATAAGTGTTTTATTGGTAGAATAGTTTTAGTATTATTAATCATATTTTTTTCAAAACATAGTATACTTCTGGGGTTAGTATTTGTAGCAGTTATTATAGTTACGTCTATGCCGTTGTATGAAGGAATGTCTACAGAAAATGTGTTAGCAAAAAACATGATAGTCACATCCAATACTTCTATTAAAGATATAACAAATAATCAAGATGTTTATGACTACTTTGCAAAATATTATTGTGAAAAAGGTTCGAATGGAAATGTGGTTGGACCAAATAAAGATAAGTTAAAAAGGTGGAATGATATATTAAAATCTGTTGATAGTGATAGTGATAGCACAAATATTGCGTTAGAAAATATTATGTTACAATCTAAAATATGCTCTGCTTCGCATACGCCAGTGGCAGCGCTATCCCAGCAATCTATAACTCCTTTTTTTAAACTAGAAGATGCAGCAGGTATTAAACAAGGAAAATATAATAATATTTCTTTTAATACTTTTGGGTTAAATAGTAATTTAAATAACTGGACTATAACAATTATACTTTCGGCAATTCGTAATTCATCAAAGTGGCAAGGTATTATTGGGAATATCTATAATTCACAAATTCCAGGACATAAAGACGGATGGGGGTTCTGGATCAGTCCTTACAATTACCTTCATTTTAGAATTGGTGATACATGGGCACAGGATTTTACAAGTTTAGGTCAAATACTTGGAAATACACCTTATAAAATTATAATTAGTTTTAATAATAATGAATATAAAATTAAATTAATTAGAATGACTGGTAATATCAGTGATAATGCTGGTAATATAGTTAATATTAGTAATAAACCTAAATTAACAACTTATAAAGGAAGTATATGTTTGGGTGGAATATGGCAAAGTTTAAGAACAGATGAATCATTTGATGGAAATATTACATATGTTGATTTTATGTCACCTAGTTTACAACAACAGGTGCACGACAATAGTCAATACTATAAAAATTATAATGATAATTGGTATGAAGCATACGCAAATTCAAATGACTTTGTTAATGTAGATCCACGTTCAATAAGTGGATGCTCTTATAAAAACACTAATCACGTTTTGAATACACCCGGTTGTTTATCAGCAAATATTAAGTCGCGATTTTGCAAAAATGAGTCAATTACAAGCATTATTCCTGCGGCGCAAAATGTTGCGAATAACCCTAAGTTAGACCCTTACTTGCAACAAGACGGGCAATGGATGCTAAATATGTATTCGCAATTGTGCTAAACATCTCCCGTTTTTTAATTTATTTTTAATGAATTATGATATTTATGATATTTATGATTTTTATATAATTATTAATTATATAATTATTAATTATATAGGTAGTATATAGTAATATATTTCAATAACACAAACTAACAACAATAATAATCATGTTCGGTGTAATAAATAATAGTATTAACTCATTAAATTCCAGCACTTTTTTTGCAGGTATTATGATGATTTGTTTAAATATTGGTTCAAGATATATCCAACTTAATTTAGACGAGTCTACTGAGTCGTATATTAAGTACGCACTTACAAAGGAAATAATGGTTTTCACTATCTCGTGGATGGCGACAAGAAATATTTATATGTCGCTCGGGTTAACTGCTGTTTTTATAGTTTTAGCCGATTTTATTATGAATGAAAAAAGTAAGTATTGTTTATTGCCGAAGAAATTTATTCGATCGCGTAGAATGAATGAACTAGTGGATAACAAGATTCTTTCCGAAAAAGAAATCAATGACGCATTGGAAGTATTAGAAAAAGCAAAAGTTCAGAAATTCAAACAAAATCAGTTAAATTATTTAGACTCGTATAACATGAATAAGTTTTAAATATTTAACACACAAATAAATATTAAATAATTATTATATATAATATTATTCGTATAATATAATATATAACCTCGTATCATATAAACACAATATAGGATACATAACATAGGGTAGTATAAATATGTCAACGAGATATGATAACGATAGTGAAGATGTTGTAAAGGAAAACACAAAACAGACTGAAGCTATTAATAAATATATTATTGGAACACTAAAAATATATATTACACCTGAAATATTTGTAAAGAATACTTCTGGAGATACTAAAAAACGTAAAATGCCAAGTATATATTACACACGACAATATACCAAAACTCTTGGCGAAGTTCAAAAAATACAAAAAGAAATAACAAATGAACAAGTTGCAAATAAGTTGCCTAGTGGTAGTGGTGCTTCAGGAACTAGTGCAACAAGTACGGGAATGGGGATAGGGGCGGGGATGGGACAACAAATGCAACAACGACAAATGCAGCAACAGCAGCAGCAGCAACAAGAACAAATGCAGCAACAGCAGCAGCAACAAGAACAAATGCAACGACAGCAGCAGCAACAAATGCAACGACCACAGCAACAAATGCAACAACTTGTTCGTCAACCGGTTAAAGTAATGGGAGGAGGTGCTGAACCCATGTATGGTATGGGTAGTATGGGTATGGGCGGTGTTAGTGGTCTTAATTTTCAATCAACAAGTATTTCGAGTCGTGTAGACCAGAATGCCGAACCTTATATTGCTTCACTTATTAAATTTTCAAATGCTGGTTTTCCATCTTACTCTACGTTAAAAAGCCAAGTTGATACTTTTTTTAATCTTAGAGCGTTTAGAGGATTTTTGAAAAAACTAGGTAATCCAATCACGATAAGAGATGCAAATAACCAACCTATAAATGTTGAGAATGCATTGTTAGGTCTACATACTAAAAATGTAAATGATAAAAAAACAATCATACCAACTTCTATCGAATATAAAATTAGAACGTTTTTTGGACCTGTTATTCATGAGAAATCATCAGAACCAACTCTAAAAGAATATAAAAGTGATAAATTAAAAGATGCAGAAATTAAATTTTGGTCTACAAATGAAGTTCCACAAAAAATAGGAAAAGCTTTTATATTTTTATATACTATTCCATCCCCACAAGAATCACGTCAACAAGCACAACTATCAGGACAGAGTAGAAACACAAATGCAAATAAACCTATGATGTTAATGGTAAAAGATGGTAGTGAGTATAGTTTAATTGGAGGTTATGTTGATAATACGATTAAAACACTACTTGCAAATAATACACAAGTAACCAGTGAAAGTGAAACCCAAGTAACAAAATTTGATGTTATTGAGAAAACGATTACAAAAGAATTTTCTTCAAAAACGGGAACATCTTTTCCTTCAAGTATTGCATCAAAATATTTATTGTATAAGCCTCCTCCTCCTCCAAATCATGCAAGAAGTCAAGAGTCTAATGAATCATATTCTGAAGAAAAACATAAAGAAGAATTAAGTAAAAAACAAAAAGTTACTACTGAAATAGATAAATTAAAAGAACAACTTAAAAAATCAAGGATACGTTCTAGAGAAATATCAGCCGATAGTATAAATGAAAAAAAAAAAATTAATACAGAAATCGAAGAAACTGAAAAAAGTATTGAAGTTAAAGAGGAAGAACTTAAAAAAATAGAGGATGTGATTTATACTATCAAAAAAAGACTAGAGAAAAAAAACCAAGATAAAGAGATTTTACCTGTTATTGTTTATGCAGTTCAAGTAAGTCAAAATAATATGCAGACTATTATTCAAAATTCAAAAAGTAGAACTACACTTGCATCGGGTGAACTTGTTATGGTTCCAATAGTAACTATTTACAATGTATTAGCAGGTAAACAAATATCAGATAACATAGCAATAATAAAATTTCAAAGTCAATTACTACAAATGACTATTGGAATTTTACAACAAGAAAAAATAATATCACAAATAGCAGATGCTAGTCAGATTGGAACTGACTATTATGATGATGAAAAGCGTACGGATGAATTAAAACAAATTTTATCACCAGATTCAATTAATGAAATTGACGATATCATAAAACATAATATAAAATTCATGTTGGGTATATTTTTTTCATACAAGAATACATTTTTCTATTCAGGTAATCAATATATTATAAATTCTGTAGACTGGAATGATACTTTTCAACAACTTAGGGATAAAGCCAAGTTACTAAAACGCATGAATGCTAGTTACTACATAAATTTAAAATTATTTCTTGAAAAACTAGAGCCCGGGAAACTTCCAAGTGATAGAAAAGGCACCTTCCTCGAATCGTGTGGTGTAAAAGGTGCAATTATACGTAACGAATGGAAAAATAATTTTGAGTCTAGGACATTTGACGGATGGAAGGAAGTCTTTGGTTTTGGTAAAAAAAAAGAAGACGAAGTCAAGGGTGAAGGTATATTTGATAAAATAGTTCCTTCATTTATCAAAAATGCTATTAAATCAATACAGAATCCTTTGATGTCTCCTCTTGATGCGGGTGTATTACAAGTATCGCTTATTCAGTATTCGCTACTTTCAGAATCGGAACTTCAAGAATTTTATCCAAATATAGAAAACTCATTTGCCGGTGTTGCATGGAAGAATGATAATACATGGGAGAAACGAAAACAACGACTATTTACCGCAATGGATGAAAGTATGGCAGATGTTTATTGTTTTCAAAATGTGCAATGTTCATTGGATGTATATAGTAAATGTATAACAGATGCAAAATTGACGGAAGAAGATTTTACAAAATTTCTAGATATAAATAATCCTATTACATATAGAAAACGCCTTGATATTTATTTCGATAAAATACATGATGCATTGATTTCTACTCCTGATCCAGATGGTATGAATTGTGTTAATGATATCTACAAAAAATATAATGCTTCGTATGAATTTGTCTACTTTTTTGAACAAGTATTTTATTCTTCAGTAGAATTTAATAAAGACCCTATTCGTGCTAGTGGTTATGCTGCAAATATGTTGCATCCCGAATATGGTAAAAAGGTTGCACTTGGAAATTTAACTATGGTTAAAAAAAGTAAGTTTGAAGTCGTAAAAAAACTGCGTTATGATGTTCGAATGGGTGCATCTTTTTGTTCGGGAGTTAATAAAACAAAATTTAGTAAACATTTTCCTGAACTTTTAACAACAAAAAACCAACAACAACCTGGAGCTATCCCTAATGCATCATCATCATCAATCTTTGAACCAAGAGATGGTTTTCGTCAACAATATGAGACAATGTGTAAGAATAAATCTTTCGCAACTATGGTGTATATAAAATTTAGAAGTTCGGCACCACAGCAATCTGAGTCTATAGTTTCAGAACCAGCTGAGGTAAGTGAAGCAGAAATGGAAAAAGAAATGGAAAAAGATGAAAAAAGACTTGAGGAAGATAATAAAGAAATAATTGCCGAAAATGTGGATGTGGATGTGGAACTGGATGTAGAAAATCCAAGTGGAGGACAAGAAGGAGGTGCACCATCTATGTGGTATGATACTGATACTACCGAAGTAAAAGGATATGATAGAAAATTAAATGAAGATGTGTCTACTAAAGCCAAAGTCAAAACTAAACCCAAACCCCCTACTGATCGATCACTATGTTATGGTATGAAAGATTCAATATTTATACCAACTTCCGGAAATGCAGGTAAACAACTATTCGGAATTTGTAATATTAAATTTGATACTAAAGATATTGTTACTACTGGTAAACAAGGAGATGCTCCAGGACTTACTAAATATTTACCTGAAGATGTCATGCAAGTCATTTTAATGGCGGTATTTCTTAACAGGTTAAAGTATATTATGCAGCAATTTACGGGGTTAGGTGTCCTTACTAATCTTGTTCAAAAACCTTTAATTTTTTCTGGATTTTTTAGAGATGTGATTAAATCTGAGCAACTTAGTTATGCTTTGAAGTTACTAACAACGTCAAATGAACGACCATGGATAAATAATGAAGATAGTGTTTTTGGTAGTAAAATAAACAGAGGCGATGATAATCCTCTTATTAAATTCGTGCAAGATATGAATATACTAAAGTTTTTACGTGTAGGAAAAATAAGAGTCGCATGTTTTTATCAAAGTTTTAATGAAGATAAACAAAAATTTGATAAGTTTAATAGTAACTTACTTGGTGACTTTTATCCACTAAAAACGGGAAGTTCAAATAGTTCATCTGTATCTGAGTTAATCATTTGCTGCGATAATTTTAAAATATGCGACGATAGCAAAATAATGCATAAAATGATACCGGCTAGAAATACTAAACCAAATTTTCCTATATTCCCAAATAGCGCAAACCCGTCAAATAGTGTTGCAATTGGTGCAGTTTTTGATATAACTACAAGCGATATCAAGAGCCATGTTGAACTTGTAAAAGAAAGCGTAATTCAACGTAAAAAAGAACAAGAGGATGCAGTGGTAAAAGCACAAACAGCATTAGTTCAACGCGAACGTGAAGAACAACAAACTGCTACATTTAATAAATATTTTAATCAACCTTCTGCACCTCCCATTGAACCAATAAAAATTTTACCTCCTTCTAATTCTCCACCTCAGCCTCAGCCTCAGCCTCCGCCTCCGCCTCCGCCTCCTCCTGCTCCTGCTGCTGCTGCTCCTGCTGCTGCTGCTCCTGCTCCTCCTCCTGCTCCTCCTCCTGCTCCTCAGTCTAAGCCTCCTGTTACTCCGCCTCCTGGTACTCAGTCTAAGCCTCCTGGTCCTCCTCTATCTTCGCCACCTCCTGGTGTAACAAAATATATCTTTGCATTTGATATGGATGATACATTATTTAGAAGCCACTCATTTGATAAATTGTCTAAGGATCCTAGTGATGTTCAATATAGAAGTGAAGTTATTGCAAATATGAAAAGAGTTATTAATAGTGATAATTATGTATGGATAGTAACTGCGAATAAGGATTATACAAAGGATAGTTTTACAACAAATTTTTTTGGACCTGATAAAGACTTTTTTGATAAGTCGTATTATTATTTTTTATTTATGAATCCTGCTATTATGGGGGAAGTGTATAAAAAAGCAAAAAATGACGCTAGTCTTCCTGCTAGTGATAAAGAAAAACTTGATTATAAGGATGGATGGGCTGGTTCTGATGATATTCATAAAAAAGGACTAAAACCTTATGCCATATATGCACAAAGTTTATTTACACGGAGTGAATATAATAAAAAGTTAACTCCAAAAATAGGTGATTTTAAAATTTACTTATTTGATGATAAGTCGGGAGATGAAATTAAAAATAATAGTGAAAAATTTAGTATACATTTTACCCAAGTTACAGATTTTGATACTTCTCCTGTGCCTAATTTACTTACCGAATTTAAAAAAGTGTTGGATGACGGCACATCAAAAATTGGTTCAGCAAAAGCGCCGTTTATTCCTGATGAATATAAAAAAGATGATGTTATTGGTCACCTTATGGCCGACGATAATGATTTACCAAAGTGTTCAGCAGATGCGTATATTGATAAACCCGATTTCACTAACCCTCCAGCACATAAACCCAATAATATGATTGGTGATATAAATGGTGGTGGTGGTGGTGGTAAAATTAGTAATAATTTAGAAGTTTGCACAAATGGTGATAGTAAATGTGGTATTCCACCTCCAGTGAGTTATTCAACTGATTCAGATATACGATTATGGACTACTTCGTCGGGTGATATTTATTCTGACCATGAACCTATTAAATATAATTATGTAACCGGTGAGGATACTAATATTGTAACATGTACTACTGGTAGTACACCAAATGATGATATAAATACTAGTTTTATAACATGGAATATTGCTTATCGGATGACACACACAGGTAATTTCTATTTAAGTAAATTTTATTGTTCTCAAGCAACAAACCCTAAAACATGTATAGAAGACGATAAAATTTATGAAAAAAGAATGCAAAATATTCTTACTGCGATTGATACAATTATGAAAGCTGACTATAACAAGTACACTAACTATGTATTTCTACAAGAATGCACGCCAGAAACTTTATTGAAAGTTGTTAAAAGTGATGCAGGATTTGGTAATAGTTATCAAATATTGCATAAAGGTAAAAGCGAGTTTTGTTTAGTTGTAAGAAAATCAGCTGTTCCCGACCCTAGTAGTGACATTATTGTATTTGATTTTTACGAAAACAAGGATGGAAGCCCTGCAATGAGTAAATATATATCACAACAATTTGACTCATATGATATTGATGTGAATACTCCCGATTTAAAACGCGTAATGTGTTATATAGTAAAATCAAAAGCCACGATATTTTTTAATGTGCATTTTCGTTTTAATGATAAAGCACCTTATATATTCCAACGTCAAGCTGAGTTGTATAACTTTATGAATGCAATCGTTTATAGCATTCGTTCAATTCCGAAAGAGAATGCTGAGTTATACCTATACCAAAACTATGACATTGTGTTTACGGGTGATTTTAATGTAAACATGTTACAACGATTTCCCCAGGACATAAAGCGTTTTGGGTATCCAGCTGGGAATATGATACCTATCTTTTTTACATGTAATTATATACAAGGGCAAAAGACTATTATTTCAACAACATTTAATAACCTACCAACTGCGCGTGCTACAAACGGCGATACTGCAGATTATAACCTTACAAATATAGATTTTTCGATTTTTTATCCTCGTATTGGAGACAAAGGGACAGGTCCTATTGAAGTTGAAATTCAAACACCAATGCCTACTAAGAAAGCATTGCCAACGGGGTCAGGGTCAAGTGCGCCAGGTTCTTCTGGAAACTCTACACCTAAACCGCCTGTATCAAGGTCTGCATCTGCATCTGCCAATACTTTAAAAGTAATGACATTTAATACTTGGTATAAACCATTTAGTGCTCAAAAAAAAAAAGATGATGGTAGTCCTCAAGAACCAAGTATGGAATATTGTAATATCAAACAGGCGGATGGTACTTTAATAAATGTATGTCAACAAAATATTATGAATGAAATTATGACACAAATAGAGGATGGGTTTCAAGTTATATTTTTGCAAGAGTTTACAACTCGAATACAAGAAGTTTTTGATAAATGTACATTTAGTGATACAAAACAAATTCCATTTACGATGACATATACACCATCTGTAGGAGGTTTACCTGTTGAATATTATGTATATAGTGTTAATGCGGTAGGTGAAACTATAACTACGCTATGTTCTAAAACATTTTTCCCTACCCCTGCAAGGCAATACTATATGGGAAATTTAACAAGTTTTCCGAATAACCCATCATATGCAAATTATGGTATGGTTACACAAACATGGGACATAGTCGGTGGAGGAAGACCTTATATAGTATTAGTATTTGATGATATAAAAATGATTTTAATTAATATACATGGACCACATCCTAAACAATTTGGTAAACAAACAAAATTTGTTGCAGGTGTTAGACTTCATGATGATTCCAAAGATGCAAAAGTAACAGAGTTAAATAGTAACTACACAAATTTACAAGACTATTCATTTCGACAACTTGGAAATATGCTTAGAGACAGAATCTCTGATAAATTAAATGATTATGAAATCATAATTGGGGGTGATTTCAATATGCATCCTGGTGATGCAAAAAAACATTTAGTAAAACTTGGTGAAAGACAATCAAACGGAACATATAACGAAGGACCCTTTTCGAATAGTTCCGGAATATTTGACAAAGACCTTCAAAATAGTTTAAAACTTAAAGTTAAAGTTGATGATATTGATACGGATGCTACCGGAACTTGCTGTGATACAAAAAAAAGTAAAAGTTCTTATAGTTTAGGAATTTATGACCAGATTTATTCGAATAAGTTAAAGATTACAAAATATTGGACATACAATGGTACAATAAATTATGCTTCAAATGGTGGAATTCTTTTCTCTGACCATTTACCCGTATATGCAGAAATAGCGTTACC